AACGGTGGGGCGACATGGACGTACGCCACTGGCAGCGACATCTCCCTCGGGCAGTCGTCTGCCGTGCCGTCGTTTTTCATTGACGTCGACGGCTACGCGCATGTGTCGTGGATCCAGTGGAACAAGAACCCGCAGGTTGTCATCTACGCCCGGGGCAAGCCAACCGGCACCGCGACGACCGACCGTGGCTGGTCCTGGTCAATCCTGACGATCAGCCCGGCCAGTGGCCGTACCGGCGTGGATTCAGACCTGGTGGCGTTCCGGTCCGGTACCGGCTGGGTCGCGTTCGTCGCGTACGGGCTGGGCTCCAGCAGCGGCGCACAGGTCGCCCGGGTCACCATCACCGCCAGCGGGGCGCTCGCCGTCGGAGCGACCACCATGGGGCCGCTGACGGGTCTTCAGGCGTACCAGTACGGCAGCATCGAGTTCAACCACACCGGCGACGGCAAGACCGCCGCCGCGCTGCCTCACCTCTACCTGTGCACGGCCGTGCAGGGCACCAGCGCGCCGGTCCGGGTGCAGCGGGCGCTCTACTCGGGCGGCTCCTGGACCTGGGAAGCGCCGGTCACCGCCGCCACCGGCGACGGGCTGAACACGACCATGTGCACGGCGTGGGACGGTGCGCTGCTGATGACGGCGGTGTCTTTGACCAGCGCGACCATCCTCGTCTCCGAATGGGACGGCGCGGCCGGTTCGGTGACCGCTCGTAACCCACCGGCAGCGCCCGGTGGTACCGGCAACGTGCTCGGCCTGAGCCTGTCGATCGACCCGGCCACCGACGACGTCTACCTGGCCTACTACGACGCGACCGACGGGGACATCCGCTGGTCGAAGATGACCCGGGGGGCGAACACCTGGTCGGCGTGGGCGGTCGCCGTCACCCAGGGCGTGCCCGGTGGGGACGGGAAGGTCGCGCTGGTCCGGCACCCGTCCCGCGACTCCGTGGACATGGTTTTCGCTCAGGGGTCGGGCAGCACCTGGACGGTCTTCTCGCAGCAACTGGTGGCACTGGTCCGGACGTCGTCCGCGCCGACACTGATCAGCCCGGCCAACGGGGCGGCGCTGGACCTGGCGGCCGGGGCCACATTCACCTGGACATACAACCCGGTCAGCCCGGGAGACACCCAAGCCGCATGGGCTTTCAAGCGGGTCCAAGGCGTCACCACTGAGTACTGGAACGCCACCAGCCAGGCCTGGTCGGGCTCCATCATCTGGAACACCACGGTCCCGGCCACGCCGACCAGCGCGGTGTTCGTGGCCGGGAAGTGGACGAACGCCACCACGTACACCTGGACGGTCGCCACTCGTTCCAGCACCGGTTCCGATTCGGCGTTCGCTTCCGCCCGGACGGTGTCCGCCACGACTGCGCCGGTGGTGGTCGTGACTGCGCCGTCGGGGCTGACGTTCGCCGACTCCAACCCGAACGTGGTGTGGACGTACACCTGTCTGGACGCACAGCGCGACTACCGGGTGAAGATCATCGCCGAGCAGGCTGGCATCGACCCGGACGTCACCACTGCCGTCTGGGATTCAGGTGTGGTGTCCTCCGCGATCGGCCGGTTCGTTCGGGTCGGCGTCAGCCTGACCAATGGGGCCGCGTACCGGGCGTACGTGAAATCCACCAGCGCCACCGCTGTCGCCTCAGCCTGGTCCTACAGTCAGTTCGTCATCAGCATCGTCGCCCCCAACGGCCCGCTGGTTGAGGTCATCGACGAAATCCATTACGGCACCGACGTTCCCCGCGTCCGCCTGGATCTCCTGGCCCGGTCGTCTCTGCTGACGGCGGCGCAGGATGTCGGCTCCAGCGGATGGGAGAACGACACGAACAGTTCGATCCTTCAGCAGTTGGCCGACACCACGAACCAGTTGCTGCCCGGTATCAAAATCACCAGCGTGGCCAGCGGTTTGATGGGTGTGCGGACCGTCCCCGGAAGCCCCCCGCTGGCACCCTACGGCCAGGCCCAGCCTCCCGGGCCGCTGTCCTTCTCCGTGGTGGCCGGGCTCGTCTATACCCTGGTGGGGTCGGTGAAGGCCGCCGCGACCAGCCGGACCGCTCGGGCTCGCCTGCGCTGGTACGACGCGGACGACGGTACGGGCGTGCTGATTTCGGAGTCGGTCGGGGACGCGGTGATCGTCACGTCCGGTGCGTACACGCAGGCCGTACTGACGGCGACCGCACCGGTCGGAGCACTCCTGGCCCGGGTGGTGTTCGAGGTGCTCGGACCCACGGCGGCGAGCGAGATCTTCTACGTCGCTCAGATGTCGTTCGCCCCTGGTCGTTCCACCAACTACCAGCCGGGTGGGTATTCGGAGACCCAGACGATCCGGGTGGAACGTTCCGACGATGACGGGGTGACCTGGAAGCAGATCCTGTCCCGGGTCCGGCCGTCGCTGGCGCAGCAGGCCATCGCCACTGATCGGAGCATGCCGTTCGGGGTGGACGTGAAATATCGCGCTTATACGGACGTTGACCCAGGCCTGGGCGCGGTGTTCACCAGCGCCGTCAGCCTGACGTCGACCATCAACTTGGACGCGAACCGCTGGGCCATCCGCGACCTCACCGACGACGACGGCGAGATCTACGCCTACGTGGTCGGCCATCGCCGCTCCGACGACGAATCGTCGAGTGTGCACCGCCCCGCTGGCCGGGAGTTTCCGATCGTCGACACCGAAGGGCAGCAGGCCGCTGTCGGGATGCTCAGCATTTTCGTCCCGGTGGCGGACATCGACTCGGCGATCCTCGTGCTGCGCCGGACGGTGCCGATGATCGTGCAGGGCCCGACCGGCATGCTGTTCCTGGCCCGGCTGCTGCGCCGCGACTATCAGGTGGAGAAGTTGCGCCACCGGATCATTGACGTCGATTATGTTGATATTCAGGAGGCGTTGTAACTGTGTGGCCGACGACGCCATCCTTCTCCTTGGCTCTCCTGGAGTCCTCGCGGGTGTGGGGAACCAGGATGGAAGTGCTGTACGCGGGGGAGATCATCACCACGCTGAACGTCATGATCTCCGGCTATATCGGGCTGGACGACGTCGCCGTCCGGCGGGAACTGCACACCACCGTCGTGGACGCTGACGGTGTTCTGACGCCCGCGCAGGCAACGGATCTGCTGACCCCCAAGGGCACCGAAATCCGTGTCTACCGTGGACTTTACGTGGGCATGGACTATGAGTGGGTACCGATGGGGGTTTTCGGCATCGTCGAACCGGAGGTCCGGGCGCACAGCGACGGAACAGTCATCGAGATCAAAGGTTTCGACCGGGTCGACAAGTTGCGGGCCCTGCACTTCACCGACCCGTGGGTGATCCCGGACGGCACGAACTTCGCGACGGCGATCGGGGCGATCGTCACCTCGCGGATGCCGACCGTCCCGGTGCGGCTCGCCCCACTGACGTACACCACCCCGGCCATCACGTTCGATCGGCTCTCCTCCCCGTGGGATGCGATCAAGGATTTGTGTGAAGCCAGTGGGACGGTTGCGTATTTCGATCAGTTGGGGACGTTCGTGGTGGAGCCTGCCGTCGGCGTCCCGACCGGTCTCACTTACGGAATCGGCGAGCGTTCGCTGCTGATGACGAGTGCCCGGAAGTTCCTGTCGACCGAAAATGTCTACTCCGGTGTGATTGTCCGGGGCGAGCATCCGGACAAGACGCCGGTCCGGGTGGAGAAATGGGATGTCGACCCGGCGTCCCCCACGTACTCCGACGGGCCATTCGGACGACGTCCTTACGGAATCTACAGCCAGGCCGTCATCACCACCCCGCAGGCGCAGGCACTGGCCGACGAAGCGCTGCCACGGGTCACGAAGATGAAGCAGGAATGCGAGATCACCACGCGCGGACATCCCGGCCATGAAGTCGGCGACATCATCACCATTTCCGATCCACGCTCGCGCACCAACGGCGACTACCAGGTACGCACGGCCACGATCCCGCTGAAAAACGAGCAGGGAGCCCACACTCGCCTACGTTGCAAGGAGGCGTAGCCTCCACCGGACTCGGTAGGGCCCTCCTTACGTAGCACCACAAGCAGGGGGCCGACTGCAACGCTAGCGTAGGGTCGAGGGCACCACTAACGTAGGGAAATAGCGTGGAACGTGCAACGGACATCGCTAATCTTGCTGACCACATGGCGGATTCGTCACCGGTGGCCACGCTGCGCATCGCTGTCATCACCGCAGTACAGGCGAGTGTGGGACGGCGGGTGCAGACCAACGCTACGGACACTGCGTGGATCCCCCGTTCCGAGGACACTTCGCTGGCGGTCGGCGATCGAGTGTGGCTGCTCCAGCAAGGGGCCACGTTCGTTGTGGGTGGGCGGCTTTCCGGTGAGCCGGGGGCGGTGCCGCTGGGCGCGGTGATGTCGTTCGCGGGTGCGACCGCCCCTGACGGATGGCTGGCCTGCGACGGGGCAGCGGTGTCACGCACGACGTACGCGGGCCTGTTCGCGGTCATGGGCACCGGCTACGGGGTCGGCGACGGCAGCACCACGTTCAACCTCCCGGATCTGCGTGAGCGGGTGCCGGTCGGCACTGGCCCTGGCCGGGCTCGTGCCGCCACCGGCGGTGCTGCGACGGTGGCGCTGTCGACAGCGAATCTTCCCGCCCACGATCACTCTTCAGCCGGGAACCATGCCCACGGACTGAGTAACATCGGCGGAGTGTTCGTGACAGCCGGTGGCGCGGTCGCCGCCCTGGCCAGCACGGCGGCGACGTGGGTCACGGATGCGGGCGGGACGCACACACACTCATCGGTAGGATCGGGAACGGCGCACGAGAATATGATGCCATTCCAGGTTTTGCTTTACTGCGTCCGTGCCTTGTGATCGGAAGGGCCCTGATGAACTCGCTCCGACGCCGGTTGCCGTTGATGGTCGGCGAGTACCCGCTGGAGATCGGGCTGGTCACCTGGGGCTTTTTCGCGACTCTCAACGTGATAACAGGAGCGGCGACGTCTAACGCGCTCAACGTCCTGCCCGATATGCTGGTGATTGTCTGGGCGATCCTGATGGGGCTCGCCGCCGTGACCGTAGCCATCGGTCTGGTCGTCAACAGATTCGCTGTCATCAGTAGTGGAATGTACCTGTTCGCAACGATCCTCGTGGCTTACTCCATCGCTATTGTGAGTGCCAGTGGCTGGCAGCGCGGGGGCGCTATCGCCGGGTTCCTCGGCATCATCGGCATCGTCTGTCTCTTACGCGGATGGTGGCTCAGGGAGCAGGAAGTCGCGCTGATCAAGGAGATCGAGCGCAAGGATGGCACATGAGCCCCACGAACGACCCCGTGATCGTCGGGATCTTGGCCCTCCTCTCTTCGGGTGGGGCCAAATTGATTTACGATGCGAGCAAGCAATGGAGGACCGCCCCGTCTCGTGCCGTCCGTTCGCAGGGAATCGTGGACGCGAACATCGCGACCGTTGCCCGCGCCCGCGACGAACTCGAAGAAGACAACGCCCGTCTGCGCATGATCCTGGGAGAGGAGCGCAAGCAGAGGGCGGAGGTGGAACGGTTGCACACTGAGGAGCGCGCCCGCTGGCTGGCTGACCAAAGACGCCTGCGGGCGGATGTGAACCGGCTGGAGATGCGCCTGCGCAGCGAGCAGGCTGAAGCCGCTGCCCGTTATGATGCACTCCTGGAGCAGGTGCACCAATTGCGCTTGCGGGCCAACACTCAGGAAGGTGCCTGATGGGCCAAGTCTTCTCGCAGAACGGTTGGCCAGCCCACGCCGACACTAGCCGTTTCGTCAGAGCGAGCGCTCGGGGCTTCGGATTCTGGGCAGCGAACGCGGACGTGGCCGTGGTCTTCACCGAGTTCATCAATCGGTTCGATACTGAGGTCGAGGAGATCACCCAGCCGCTCCTGGACGACTGGTCGTACGCCAACCGGCTGGTGCGCGGGAGTACGACGTCCGTCAGCAACCACGGCTCGGCCACGGCAATCGACCTGAACGCGGTCAAGCATTCGCGTGGCGTGAGGAACACTTTCTCCTCGGCCAAGGCCGGGAAGATGCGTGAGATCCGGAATTCGATCACTGACGCCCGGGGTGTCCCCGTGCTTCGCCTAGGCATGGACTTCACTACGACGGTGGACGACATGCACATCGAAATCAACGCCAGCGCAATGAAAGTCAAGGAAGCGGCGAACAAGATACGTGCCAGGAATGCCCTGGCGCTGGAGGATATCGTGGCAACGAAAGCCGAACTCGAAGCGCTCCTGAACAAATACTTCATCGACAAGAAATTCATCCCGAACAAGGTCTTAGACACCGGGACCGTGCAGGGAGACGATTGGACTCTGCCCGGGGTCCTCGCCGCCTCGGATCAGAAGTCTGATCTGATCCGGCGTGAGCAGGCCGCGCAGGGCAGGGCTCAGCAGAGCCAGGCTGAGGCCATTTCGTTCCTGACGACGCAGGTGTCCGGAAAGGCATCAGAGGCCAGCGTCCGCCGCCTGGAGATCAAGGTCGACGCCTTGATCGCCCTGCTCAAGCCGAAACCCCCGGCCACCTGAACCCCCGCTCGGGGCGCCCCGAGCGGGTCCGCATAACCCAAAGGAGAAGCATCCTCATGAGGATCTTCGGACGCGAACCAACCGTAGTAATTCAGACGCTGGCAACGCTGCTGTCGTTGCTGGTCGCTTTCGGCTTCGACGGTCTCTCCGCCGAGCAGGCGGCGCTGATCATCGCCGCTATCTACGCCGGTCTCGGCGCGGTCAACGCGCTCGCGGTCCGGCCGATCGCCCCGGCCGCGTTCATCGGTGCCGTTGGTGCCGTCGCGGCGCTGGCGGCTTCGTACGGGCTGGACTTCAGCCAGGAGCAGATCGGGTCTGTTTCCGCCGCTCTCGTCTCCGTCATCGTGCTGCTGACCAGGTCGCAGGTCACCCCGACCGAAGCCTAAACACCAGCACTTCAGAGCCCGGCCAGGTCGGGGGCGTCTCGCCTCTGGACCGGCCGGGCTCCTGCGTTGTCAAGCGGTTGTCATCTCTGCTATGCTGTTAACGGATTAACATACGCCCACGGGAGGAACACCATGAACCTGCTCGCTGCCGCACCAACCATTGACCCGGAGAACGGAATCATCTGGCTCAAGGGCTTCCTGCTCCTGGCCTGCGCTGTCGTCCTCATCTACCTGACCCTGCGCGGTCTGCTCACCCACGGCCAGCGGGGCGACTACAGCCAGGCCGCCAGCATGGTCGGCGCGTCGCTGATCGTCCTCAGCCTGCTCGGGCTGGCCGCAGGCGGGGCCGTCGCCACCGGCTACGGATCAGCCATGCTCGCGGCCGTCACGAAGATCCTGTCATGAGCCTCCTGGAGATCGTCTTCACTGCCGTCTGGGTCGTTTCTGGCGTCATTTCTGTCGCCGGTTTCGCCTACCTGGCCAACAAGGCACGGAAAGGTCTGTGATGAGCCCGCGAATGGAACGCATCATGTGCTGGATGGCCATCTCCACCATGTTTTTCGGTGGGTTGGACCTACTCCTCTACCGTGACGACATCGTCACCTGGCTGAACAAGTGAGTCCCCGCCAAGTGGCCGACGACCCGGGACGGCAGATCCGCAAGCCCTACCTCGGGCCGAAAGGGATGCGGTTCCCGTTCAACTGGACGCTGGAGGAGATGGGCCTGGCGTTCATGGTCCTCCTGGTCGGCATGGTCCTCCTAGTGTTCGTCGTCCCCGCTGGTGCCGTCGTCGCGGCGGTCACCTGGTTCGGCGGCCGGTCCGTCGCCCGGCTGACCAGCCCCGACAGCCCACGTAAGCGGTTCCGTCTGATCGCCGGTCTCGTCGCGGTCATCTGCCTGCTGATCTCGTTCCACCCGATGACCTGGATCGGTCCGCTGTTCTTCCCCTTGGCCGTCGTGGCCGGGCTCGTGCTGCCGATCTATGTGATCCGCCATTACGGCCGGTTCTTGAATTGGAACCGCCCGTTCCGCTACTGGCTGCGCCTGCCTCGCCTGGTCGCCGCTGGCCCCCGGGAGATGAAAGCCCTGGAGGTGAACGTGGCTCCGTTGATGATCACTGCGAAGAAAGACAGTCAGCCGCCGCTGACTGGCACGATCGTCGAGAAGCGCCTCGTCCCGCTGGAGACCGCACTGGTTCTCGCCCCGCAGGTGAAACGCAAGCAGCGTGGGCGGCACAAATACATCGAACGCTCCCCGAACGGTTTCTACGTCGGGAAGACCGAATTCCGAGTGGAGTGGACGTTTTGATGCGTAAGCAAAAGAACCCGGTGCCCGTGCTGGCCCCAAACGCCCGGGAGATCATCGAGAACCTGACGGTACAGAAGGACGGCACCATCTGGGCCGGATATCGAATCGGCCCGGCACGCTGGGATTTCACCGGCAGCGACGCGAAGATTTCCCGGATGAACCGGGACGCGGACGTCTTCAGCCACCTGGCCGGGCGGTTCTACCATGAGCGCGTCTCCACCCGGCCGCACCCGGTGCAGTCGTGGGCGGCCCAACTGGACGCCCGGACCCCGTCGCCGACGCCGGACGTGCACACCTGTGACCTTTCGATGTCCAAGGGTGACCTGCTGCGCGGCCGGTGCGGGTGCGAGACCTGGAATTCGCACCTGGTCCGCCAGCAGAACGTCATCGCCCGCAGCGGCATGGACGACAAGGTCGTGTTCCGCTACTTCACCTTGAACGCCCGGGTGAACAGCCGGTTCGACCTGCGCAAGCATCTGGAGGCGTACCGCGCCGGTGCCGCGCCGCACGCGAGCCTGCTGCCGGTACTGGAGGACGTGAAGCGCCTGTCGGACATCGTGTCCGGGTGGCCGGGCTCGCGCCCGATGACCGAGTTCGAGCAGGGCTGGTTGCGGGTGCGCTCGCTGGCTCCGGGAATGCAGCCGGTCGGAGTGCAGGCCCGTTCCGGCTGGGACGAACTGTCGATCCCCGCGCTCGGCAACGACATCCGCTGGGTGGAGACACCGTTCGGACGGACCGTGGCAGTCACCTCCTGGGCCAACGGCCGGAAGATGACGACAGCGGCCCGCGTGCTGACGGTCGCCCGGCTGGCTGACCTGAACTACCCGGAGAACGGCCTGCCGCCGTGGCAGGTGCACGCCGAGTCGGTCCGGGACGCCACGGGTGCACCGTTCCCGGTGGAATGGAGCGTCGTCGGCCGGATCCGCCCCGGTGAGGAGATGACAGCGGAGGTCGAACTGGAACTGCGGAAGGCGGAGTTCATCCGGCGCGACTATGGCTGGCACAAGGAGACTCCACCGGCCGTCATCGACAACGGCATCACCGTCGCGCTGGACACTCGCAACCAGGTCGTGAACGGCCAGGCCATGGAGGCCGCCCGCTTCCAGGGTCAGATCAACGTGATCATTACCGGCCAGGATCGCTACAACAGCGACGGCGTCATGATCCTGTCGGCGGCCGACGCCGTCGAGGAGCGGTGTGCATCGCTGACCCGGGCCTATGCGGCCAGCGGTCTGCGGATGGACTTCACCGGTGCCGACTGCCAGTCCTTCATGCTCCAGTCGACCGTGGTTGGTGAGCCGTTCGACCGGGTCGGCTACCAGCGCCGCCTGCGGTTGCCCTACCTGGCGGCCGGGATGCCGAACGCCACTGCCAGCATCGGGGATTCGCGAGGCCCGTACCTCGGACACACTCGCGGTGCCTCACGTCGCCCGGTCATGCACGACCCGCACTACGCCACCGAGGGGCTGAAGACCGGCCGGGCGCAGAACATGCATTTGATGGTCGGCACGCTCGGGTGCGGCAAGTCCGTTCTCTTCGGAGCGATTGCCTATGACCTGGTCCGCCGGGGCACGCCAACCATCATCAACGACCCGTCCGGGCCGCTGGCGAAACTCTGCCAGATGCCGGAGATTGCCGCCGTGTCACAGGAGGTCAACCTGCTGACCGGCCGCAAGGGCATTCTCAGCCCGCCCGGTCTGATTGCGATCCCGCACCCGGACGACCACCCGGAGCCCGGTGACTGGGCCGACGCCGTGGAGCAGGCCCGGTCCGAACGCCGCGACCTGGTCATTGACATGGCACTGCGGTGCCTACCCGAAGATCTGGTCGCCGACGGTAGCCGGGAAGCGGGCCGGACCCGGGAGATGCTGCGCCTGGCCGCCCGTCGTCACGCCGAGCGGTCCGGCTGGGAAACCACCAGCACCCTCTGGGATTTGGTGGACAGCCTGGCGACACTGGAGAACGTGCACGCCGACGCGGTCGCCGGTGCGCTGGTGGACGCCAGCACGGCGCCGTTGCTGCGGCTGCTGTTCCCGCCACGTGGACAGACCGTACAGCCCGGCCATTACGGCAAGACCCTCACCGTGATCACTACACCGGGCATCGTCCGGGCCGTCGACGGCACACCCCGCCGGGACTGGAACCCGACAGAGATCGGTGCTGACGCCGTCTTGCGGCTGACCGCGCTCTACACGAACCGGCTGATCTACTCCAAGCCTCGCGAACAGCGGGCGGCGGTGTTCTTCGACGAAGCGGAATCCTTCACCGATTTCGGTCCCGGCCGGAGCATGTTCTCCCGGCTGGGACGTGACCACAGCAAGTGGAACCTGTATGTGGCGCTCGGCATGAAAAGCATCAACCCGCAGATGCTTTCAGGCGAACTGAAAAACTTCATCGCGTCCGTGTTCGTCGGCCGGATGGCCAGCACCGAACCAGCGCTGGAGGCCATGGCCATGCTCGGCCTGTCCGACCCCCGGTATGCCGGGGTGCTGATGAACCTGTCCACGTCTGTGCCCGGCGAATGGGTCCACCGTGACGTGGACGGCAACGTCGGCGGCATGCGCGTCGACGTTGATTACCACCCGGCGCTGAAGGCGGCGCTCCTGACCGACCCAGCCCCCGAAGGTTCGTCCCACTGGATGCTCGACGAGGAGATGCTGTGAAGCATGAGAGCGCGAAAAGCGTAGTCCGGCGTCGGAACTCGTGGTTCCGCGTCCTGATATTCCTCGGCATCGTCGGGCTCATGCTGTGGCTATGCGTCGGCTCGGCGGCATCATCGGACGCGGCCTCCAAGTCGGTCGGCATCCCCGGAGTCGAGGTCTGCCCGAAGGAAGCGCCGTTCGCGGCGACGCCGGAGTCTGGTCTGGCCGGGCTCTTGGGTGAGCGTCCGAAGCAGATCACCACCGACAACTCCCCCGATCACATCTGGAGCACCGGCGGTTTCGCTGGCCTGCGCTCGCACACCTACGACCTCGGCTGCGCCCTGGACCCGACGTCGTGGATGCGGGTCACGAACGCATCCGCCGACTCGAAGATCACCAACGCCATCACCTCGATCGGCGAGGCCATCGTCTCGCTTACCGATTCGGTGGACCGGCGGGCTTGGGAACCGGGGTGGATCACGTCGTTCCTGTCCGACTTCGCCACCCGGGCCACCGGCATTGTCAACACCAACATTCTCGTCCCCTTCCTGGCGTCGGGGATCGTTTTCGCCGTCGTCATCCTGCTGTATCGCGCTCAGAGCGGCGACATGTCCGCCGCCGCAACCAACGTCGGCTGGGTGTTCATCGTCATCACCGTCACCAGCCTGCTGCTGCTGTCCCCGATGCTCGTATCGAAAGCCAGCCAGACCTCAGCCGGGGCTATGGTCGCGACGCTGAACGACGGTGCCAACCCTTCCGATTCGGCGACCAACCAGATCGTCAAGAACGTCGAGTACCAGGGCTGGCTGCGGCGCAACTTCGGCAGCGCCCGCACGCTGGTCGGCGACACGTACGGACCGGATCTGCTCGCCAGCACCCGGGTCTCCTGGTCTGAACTCGATTCGATCAACGCGCTGGACCCGAAAGACCAGCCGAAGGCCCGCGAGAAGATGACCAAGCAGAAAGCGAAGCAGTTCAAGGACATCGCCGCGAAAGTGAAAGACGCCGACCCGACGGCCTACAAGTACCTGACCGGTGAGGAGTCCAGTTCCACGGAAACGCTGGTGGAACTGCCCACCATCGCGGCGGCCTGTGCGATCCGTTTAACCGTGGCCATCCTCATGATCACGTGTGCGATCGTCCTGGTCCTGCTGGCGCTTTTCTGGGTGATCCTGACGGTCGTCATCATTCAGCCCCGCATCGGCCGGAAGTCCGGTCAGGATCTGGGAATGGACCTGGCCAACAACGCCATCCAAGCCACCGTTTACGTCCTGATGGCGGCGCTGGGCTCCTGGCTGTTCGGGATCTACCTTCAGTCCTGCATGGCTCCGGGCATGAGCCTGTGGTGGTCGCTGCTGCTGCTGATCATCGGCACCGGCATCGCCTGGGCGGTCATCGGCCCGATCGCGAAGTTCAAGGCGATCGTGTCTTTCGGCCGCGCCGACGGTCACAGCATCATCGGCAAGTTGGTGAAGACCGCGCTGATCTCCTACGTCGGCGGCCGGTTCGCCGGTGCCGCTGTGGCGAAAGCAGTGACGGACACGGCGGAACCGGAACGCCTGTCGGAGGACGTCGCCACTCCGGTACGGACCATCCACGCCGACATCTACCACCCGGCACCGGATTTCACGGCGGAGACCCCGACCACCGTGGATGCTGAGCCGCTGGAAGGCCAGGTCGTCCACGCCCTGCCCGCCGCCTACGAAGTCCACGTCGACGCCCGCGACGTCCCGCCACCGGACGACGCGGCCAGCCCCTACACCCCGTACGAACGGTCCGACGACAACGAAGGAGCCCGGCCATGAACGACAAGGAAGCGAACGAAGAGGTGACCTGCCCGGCCTGCCGGAACACGAATCTGCGGACCGGCTGTCGCACATGTCTGGGCGACGGTGTCGTGCTGCGCTGGATCGCCCGCGCGCTCATCAAGGGAGAAGTCGAATGATCGCCTGGTTGTTCGACAGCCCGCAGCGGCTGAAGATCGTCGCGGCCGGTACCGCCGCGCTGATCGTGATCATGTTCATGGCCTTCACATTCAGCCGGATGCAGGGGCTGGCGATGGCGCCGTCTCCCACGCCGTCAGCCGAATCCACCTCCGTCAGCCTCCTGCCGCCCTCCCCAGCGCCCGAAGAAGGCTCACCCCTGCCGCAGTACGGTCCGAGCGCTCCGATCGCCCTGGAGGCCGTCAGCGCGTTCCTGCTCGGTGATCACGCCAAGTTCGCCCGGCTCGGACAGCCCGACGCCGTGGAATCCGTCAATGACGCCCCCAAGCCACCGCCCGGCCAGCGGATCACCGGCAGCGCGGAAGTGCTGCTCGGCGGCCCAACCCGGCAGAAGGTGTCCGTGCCGACGACCGACGGCGACCTCGTGCTGGACATGGTCGTCATTGACGGGGCCTGGAAAGTCATGAGCATGGAATACGCGCGGTGAAGCCCTACTGGGATCGCGGGTGGCGCTGGTGGGCGCTGGTGGCCGGGCTCGTCCTGGTGTACGGTGCGGCGCTCGCCGGGCTCGCCTGGTGGGCGGTGTCCCAGTGAAGAAAATCGCGCTGGTCCTCGCCCCCCTGGCCGGGATCTTCGTGGTGCCGGTCGTTGCCCTGTCGTTCATGGCCGGGCCGCCGAAGATGCCGAGCGTGTCGCTGTCCGGTGGATCCACCGACTGCTCCGTGCCCGCACCGACGGGAGCGCTGGACGCCGCTGCTGTCGGTGCGCTCGCCTACCGGGCTGGCTTCCGGGGGCAGGACGTCAACATTGCCGCCGCCGTCGCACGGGCCGAGTCCGGGTGGAACCCCAAGGCCACCAACCAGAATGGGAACGGGTCCGTGGATTACGGGCTGATGCAGATCAACTCCATCCATGAAGCGATCCTCGCGGACGGCAACTGGGCCGACCCCGCCGACAACATGAAGATGGCATTCACCATCTGGTCGGACGCCGGGAACTCCTGGGGTCCATGGGTGACGTACTGGTCGGGCTCGTACCGGCAGTACCTGACGAATGTTGACGTCCAGCCGACCTGCACCACGCCGGTCGCCGGGAAGTGCGCGGCCGACACGCATCAATACCAGAACGGGCAGATCCCGGCCAGCGCGCTGTGCACCCTCTGGGCCGATCGGCACCACCGGCTGCGGGCCGACGCCGCCAATTCGTTCGACGCGCTCGCTCGGGCCTACGCCGCGCACTTCGGTTCCCCACCGTGCATCACCGACTCATATCGTTCGCTGGCGGCGCAGATCGACGTGCGCCGCCGCAAGCCGGGCCTGGCGGCGATCCCCGGCACGTCCAACCACGGTTGGGGCCTGGCCCTGGACCTGTGCGGCGGGCTCCAGACAGCAGGCAGCCCACAGGATGCGTGGATGCATGAGAACGCTGGCCAGTTTAATTGGCACCACCCGGGCTGGGCTGAACCGTCCGGATCGAAACCTGAGGCGTGGCACTGGGAGATGGTGGGAGCACGATGAGCGCGATCGACGACGTCGGCATAGCAGCGGCCCGGAAACTGCGGGCGCAGAAAGAACTGGCCGATGCCAGCGCCGATCTGGCTGACGCCGTGGTGGCGCTGCATAGGAACGGCGTGACTCCGAAATGCCGGATCGGGATCGTGGTCCGGGCTCACCTGTCCCGGCACGGATTCGACAAGGGAATGATTCACGCGTTGGCCATCTCTGACGGCAGCGTGCGGAACATGCTGGACAGAAAATGACAGCGAAAAGCCCCGGCCGTTGCTGGCCGGGGCTTCTCCTTACCAGTCGTACGTCGGTGCTTCGTGGTGTTCCTGACTGGTGAGATGCCAGCCTCTACACATCCCGCATTCGTAGCAGCGGACCGGGACGTTGTGCCGGATCGGACCTTTCGTGGTCCTGATCCGGTCCAGCGCCTTCTTCGCCTCACCCCAATCCCGGTACCGGATCTTCCTGGTCGGGCAGTCCGCACGGCGGGAGCGTTTCACAACTCCTCATAATCCGGATCATGCACGTGCGGTTCGTACATGTCGGACACCCGATGTTCCGGCCGGTGCAGCGCCGCATGCTCCTTTTCAAGCCCGGCCAGGGATGGGTCGTCGCTCATTTGGGCATGGAAGATCCGCAGGTGCGCGAGTATCGACCCCGGCTCCAGGAATTTCACCGGTGTGGCGTACGGCTTCGTCTTGTCCTTGCCCCGCTTCCCGATCTCGATGCCACCGAATTTCGTGGCGATCAGCCCTTTCGCCGTCGCCTCGGTGACCCGGGGGTCGGCCTGCGGCGGACGGCGGCTGATCAGTTCCACCGGGCCGGTGCGGACGCCGGTCCACGTGGTCGTCGGATGCGACAGGGTGAACACGTGCTTGACGTGATCGGCGGTGATGATCACCCACTCCTTGCCGCCACCGGCAACCACGTCACCGCCATGAATATCGGACCAGTCCACAGATTCAGTCATCGCTTACCTGGCCGGGGACGTGAGGGAGGGGACTTCGGTACCGGGTGCACGCCGGGGCCGCTGGAGGGGGAACCGTTCTTGGTGGCCATTACGATCCTGCTTTCTTCTCGCACTGCTTGCAGAGGGGACGCTTGGCGGCCTGCTCGATTTCTGCACGCGGGCCCAATGGAGGTCCGTAGCCACGCCATCCAAACGGGTCGTACCAGAGCGGCGTCCGACCGCACAGAGCCGGTCCGTACTGCGCCCAGTTCCCGTGATGACGTAGGTGAGCGGTTCTTTTCACGTAGACGCGCACATATTTCTCAGTCATGGGGCACCGTGTAGCCTTCGCGTTCGGCGCATTCGGCGTGCCACGGCTCGCGGTTGATGAAGACGATCTCCTCGCCCCGGCTGACGAAGTCACCGTCCGGGCCGTAGCAGTTCCCGTTGAAGAACGCCTTGAACTTCGCCGTCGTCCGGCCGGTGCGCTCGCGCTGCTCTGGCATGGTCATCCCTTTCTGTTGATGGGTGTGGTGGTGATAACGCTCTGGTACGGACTGTCTTTCAACTGCTTGACGTGTGTCCCACACGTCTCCATGACCCGGGAACCGCCGTCCGGTGTGACGATCGATGACCGGAACGCACGCTGGTCGTTGCACCCGCCGACCTGGCAGGTCCGCTCGTCCGGGAGTGGAGACTGGCCCCGCTCGCGGCGGGTGGGGCCACCTTTACTCATGGTCGTGCGCTAGTCGTAGCCCGTAGTTCTGGCCGCGTTTCGCGACCATCCACCGGCCGTCCATGATGCCGCCGACGGTGATCCCCTGAGCGATGGCCGTGTCCAGCAGGTCGGTGACGAACATTGGGAAGATGCGGGTGTCGAGGAGGTCATTGACCGCCGTCAGTATCACGTATTTCGCGGACCGGCCGGAGCGGACGTGATCCAGTTGGAGCGTGGCCGAAAACGGCACGTTGTCGCGCCATTCCGGCTCCAGATGCACCGACTTCCAGGAATGATGGATCTGGCGTTTCATTCCGGTGAAATACATGCGCGGCTCCTTCTCTGGAAGAAGAACGATCCCCCAGATCTGGTCATGCTCCAACCGCTCGCCAGTCTTCGTATCCTCGTAATGACTGAACGGGCGATAGCCGCCGGGGAAATGCAGCAGAGAACCGTCCGGGGCGTACGGAGCCTTCAGGACCGTCGTCTTCTTCACCATCAGACCTCCTCGAATTCGATGGTGACGCCGACCGTCTTCAGGGACTCCAGATAGTCCTCATCGGATTGCCTGTAAATCCCGCCCAATTGAACGCGCACATGCTGGAGCGCCTGCGCCCGGCTGGGGAACTCCTCCATCTCACGCCACGCTCTCATACGGCCCATGCGCTTGCCGGTGACGGTCATCCGGACGGCCATCAGATCTCCTCGAAGTAGACGTCGATGCCCACCAGGGCCAGGGCTTCCAGATAGTCGCTGTCGGACTGAGCATGGCCGGGGTGAAACGTCGTCCGAAGGTCGGCAACAGCGGTGGCACTGTCGGCGTAGTCGATCGGGGCGCGGAACTTGCTTCTGCCGCCGTGTCGCCGACCGACCTCGCCAGGCATCGAGACCGTCATCCGGACGGCCATCAGGCGCTGGCCTGCGGACTGTAAACGGCCCGCAGCAGCACCAATTGGTGCTTCACGCCGTCGTAGTCGGCTTTCTCCGGGGCGTCCAGGGCGTTCAGAGCGCCGTTCATTGAGACCGAGGGCCGCTCGACCATGATCAGCGCTTCGTATGCCTTGAGGACGATGCGCAGTGTCTCGATAGCCTCCTCGCCTTGAGTACGGCTCAGCGTGGGGTCGAGCGCGGCCTTGCGGCCCAGGGTGCTCGCTACCCCGATCATGGTCCGGGCCAGCCCGGGGACAGTATCGAGCCGCTTGATCGTCGTCGTCATAGTGCCTCCTTGATGCGTTGTCGTCGGGTTGGAATGTACCTGGATTGACATGAGGTTGTCAACTGAAGTACAGTCGAAGATGTCATATCCGAAAATTCCTACCCTGGAGGACGCATGGCCAAGGCCAAGCGGTATACGGAGCAGTTCTCTTTCGTGGGAACCTCCACCGCCTACGAGTTGCTGCGCGCCGTCGCAGACCAGTCCTACACCGACAAGGCACCGGTCGTACGTGAGGCCGTGGACATGCTGTTCGGCCTCGTCGACGGTGAACTGGTCCCCGGCGACACCTTCGAGGCGGCTGTCGAGCGGGTCATCAACCACATGCAGCCGGTCGCCGTCGCTTAGAGCAACCAGACCCCTCGTACACGGCCCCCTGTCGCCGGTCGGCAGGGGGCCGTTTCATGCCTCCGACGACCTCTGTAAACCCTTGCAGAGACAAGGCCCGGCCAGTGGCAGTCCGTCACCAGTGTCGAATCCTTGAGGAATCAAAGAACCCCATTGTCCACCATAGTGGTTGAGTTTTTCTGATGATCATTGACAAGTTTCATAGGCCCTCTGACCTGCAATGGATCTTAGGTGTGCCAGGTGGGTCAAGCAATGGAGCCATTTCTAAGAGAATAATGCCTCGCGGGGGTTGGCTCCAAGCCTTGACCCACCTGGCACAGGCACACCGAGTAACCACTTGATTACAGGTTTAGGACCTATCTGAGACAACTGATCCAACACTCTCCCCGTCCAGGCTTGTCAACGACGGTTTCTGATGTCAACAGCGAATCGCTTGACTCGCCCGGCACACCCCTCTATCGTCGCCACTACCCCATCACCAGGAGTCACCTTGACGGTCACCGTGCATGTCGGAGAACTGAAATCGGCCGCTCTCGCCCTTGCTGGCCGGGGTCTTGCCGTGTTCCCTCTGAAGGTCCGGGGGAAGGAACCGATGCCGGGGACGCACGGTCAGCACGACGCGACCACCGATCCTGCCGTGATCGATCGGATGTGGCGGGATGCCACCTTCGCGAACGTCGGCATCAACTGCGAGGCGTCCGGACTGTACGTCGTGGACGTCGACATGAACGAGGCGCTGGACAAGCAGGGCCGGGCCACCTGGACGGCACTGATGGCCGAGCATGGGCATGTGGAGACCTACACAGTCCAGACCTGGTCTGGCGGCCTGCACTTCTACTACCTGATGCCACCAGGTGTGACTCTGACGAACACCGCCGGGAAGGCCGGTGGCCGGGGCCTGGGCCGCGACATCGACACGCGCGGCAACGGATACGTCGTCGCCCCGCCGTCCGTGGTGTCTGAGGATGGGGTGGTCGGCCAGTACACGGTTCTCAAGGATCTGCCGTTCGCTCCCCTGCCGCAGTGGATCATCGACATGGTGACGGCCGCGCCGCGCCCGCCGCGCGCTCTGTCTTCCGCCCCGGCTCCCGAACCGCAGGTGATGGAGCGGATGGCCGTTCTGGTGGAGGAGTTGGCGTCCGCTCCGGAAGGCGAGGGCAACGCCACCGCCGCCCGGGTCGCCTTTATGGCCGGGCAGTACGTCGGGGCCGGTCAGATCGACGCGGATCTGACGGTGTCGCTGCTGTGTGAGGCGCTGGTGGGATGGACCTGGCGCTCGAAGCATCACGCCATGTCCATGAAGTCCACGATTTCGCGTCAGGTCGCCGCCGGTTATGCCTCTCCGAGGCCCTGGGAGCGGGCCGTGGCGTCCAACGGGCATGCCCCGGTCCTCCCGACCGCCGAAGCAACGATGGAGGCTCCAGTGACCGTACAGACCGTCGAGGAGACGCCGATGGTACCGATCGCGGTCGACCCGAACCCGAAGGCAGCGGCCGACCCGGAGTCGGAGGTGGACCGGCCGCAGTCCATGTGGTCCACCGACAACGGTCAGGGGCTGTTCCTGCGGGACAAGATCGGCAGGATGATCTTCGTGGTTGGGGTGGGCTGGTTCGTGTGGGACAAGAAACGCTGGGCCCCGGTGGATGAAGCGGTGATCGAGGCCCGGGTGGCCCGGTTCTACCGCAGGCAGTTCGAGAAGATGCTGGATCGGTACAAGGATGATCAACAGGACAAGTACCTGGCCCTGGCGAAGGCGTACAAGCAGTTCATGTCCACCGGCAGGTTGAAGTCCATCGTTGGGCACCTGCGCCTGACGGACGGCGTCCAGGTGGCACAGGCGGCCTTGCTGGATTCGCACCACCACCTGCTGAACTGCCAGAACGGCGTGGTCGACCTGCGGACCGGGACCCTGTCCGCTCATGATCCCGAACTTCTGATCACTCAGATCACCAAGGGCGAATACCGGCCCGGCTATACCCATCCCGATTGGGACAAGGCTCTGACCAGCCTGCCGACCACTGAGGAGATGGACTACCTGCAACTGCGGATGGGTCAGGCCCTGACCGGGGACACGGCCAAGGACGTGACTTTCATGATCGGTGGCGGTTCGAACGCGAAGTCGCTGTTCACCACCGACGGCCTGGTCCACGCCATCGGCGACTACGCGCACAACGCCCAGCGCTCGCTGATCAGCAAGGGCAATGGACGCGAAGGCGCCGCCACCCCCGACCGCGCGCTGTTGCGGGGGAAGCGGTTCGTCTGGATCGAGGAACTCCCTGAAGCGCACGCCCTGTCGATCGAGGAGATCAAGAGCCTGGCCGACACGGGGATGATTTCCGCCCGGCTGCTGAACGCGAACCCGACGACGTATCAGGCCACGCACACGCTGTTCGTGACCAGCAACAGCACGCCGTCCGTGTCCGAGACGGATTTCGGTACCTGGCGGCGTCTGCTGAGAATCTCTTTCCCCTTCAAGTACACCGAGAATCCTCAAGGCCCAATGGATCGGCCGATCGACTTCGGCCTGAAAGACCGGATCAAAGGTGGCCGGGGCGGGCAGCATGAGGCGATCCTGGCCTGGCTGGTGGCCGGAGCCGTGCGCTACTACGCGGACAAGGCATCCATCGGCGTGACCCGCCGACCTGCATCCATCAAAGAGGACACCATGGAATGGCAGACCAGAGCCGACCGCGTCCTGGGGTATATCGCCGACCGGATCGTCGCGGAACCGACTGGGGTGATCGCCCGCCAGGACTTGTACGCCGACTTCGTGGCCTGGCTGACCGCTCAGGGGCACGCGAAATGGTCGATGGAAACGTTCATGAACCGGTTCCGCGATCATGAGAGCCTTCAGAGCGCCGGGGTGCTGGAAGCGCGCACCCGTGACCATGATTCGATCTCCCGCCCCCTCCCCGCCGGGGTGTCGTTCTCCTCAGCCCTCGGTCCGCTGCCGTCTCAGGTCCGCGTCCTACGGGGCCTGACCTTCGCCGCGTCATGACCGTCGTCAAGGGATACTTCCAGCACGTCAGGCCTGGGGTGAACGGACCCATGATGATTAAGGTTCCCTGCCGGGAATGCCGCAGATGGCATACGCATGGCGATGGACAGATCAGCGAGAAGCGCACCCCTGTCGGTGATTTGACGCATCGTTCCGGGCATTGCTACGACCGGAACGCCTATCCCGATGGCTATTGGATCGAGATCCAGCCCGAACCGTACCGTTCGAAGTGGTCGACTCCTCGTGGGATGATCAGCGCCGCCTACCCGGATTGACAACCGCTTGTCATGTGGAGTAGGATGGGGGCTTCTGATACATCGAGACGACTGGCCCCGATCATTGGAGTGACCATGCCCTGGTCCTTGTTCTTCACCATCGTCGTGCAGATCATCATTGCCTCGGCCGTGGCGTTCTTCGTGCTCGCCGTGGCTTTTGGTATCGCCAAGGGGATGCGGAAGTGAACGAGCCGCCCACGGAAGTGGTCGACTACGGGCCGACGTTTCACCGTGACGAAGCGACCGGCCACATCCACATCGACTGGCACGGGAACCGGCCGGAGAACGTGATGATCACAGCCGACCTGCTGGAGCACGTCGTCGAGCAGCGGAACACGATGGTGACCGCGCTGGCCACACAAGACCACCGGCTTGAGGCGATGGACATGCTGCTGAAAATCATCCGGCTCGGCCGCCGTCCCAGCCGGGAGGACTGGGACGCGGCTCAGTTGACACCGCTGACGAAAGAGGTTCGCCTGAACCTGTTGTCCCGGAAAAGGCGTCCTACCGCATGAGGTGCCAGCCGGTCAGCAGTGGCGGCTGCGGTGGCAGGGCCCAGCCATGAGCAGGCACCGGTTCCTCACCGCCCTGGACGCCTTCCGGGACGCACCGCCCCGCCGGTACCTGATCGTCGAATGGCTGCCCCCGATGGGCTGGTGCGTCCTGCATGAGTTCATCGACTACCACGACGCCTACACCTACCGGGCTGAGCATTACTACGACGTGCCCGGACCGAAAACCCGGGTCATGGGCGAAAGCGAGTGGCGACGTCGGACAATCGCGAACATGCGCAGCCGAGCGCCCTGGATCGCCCTGTCCCAGATGGAAGCGAAACTGGCTACCGTCCGGGCCGAACTGGCGGACGAGCGCTCCCTTGGCCGGGCTCGCCTGCTCGACACCTTCGGCCAATCCAAACATCCATGAAGGGCGACATCCAGGTCTCCAGCCAAGGGAAGGTCGTCCACTTCAAAGTGGAAGACGCTCAAGGGCGCTGGGTAGAAGTGACATTCGACGCGGACGCGGCTGAAGAGGCGGGTCGCGCCCTCGTGGCCGTTGCCAAGGCTGCCAGGAGGAATCGATGAAAACCATGACGATCGTGCTGTACGACGAAGACGGCAACCGTGTTTCGGAGATGCCTGTCGGCGCGCAGATCGTTGCTGTCGACCGCATCGCCGACGAGGATGGCGTCTACGCCATCAAGTACACCTTCCGTGCCACCTGAAACTGTCGTACCTGCCTGGGAGACTAGTCGTATGAGCGAAGCAGACCTGTACGACAAGTACGCGCCCGTCAAGCCGTCCAGCAAGGGCATCCCGCCTCTGCTGAACCCGGCCGACCGGGAGGATCCGGACCGGCCGGAGCGGACCGAGGATCTGATCCCCCGGCACGGATCGCATGACACCCCGAAGATCTGGCTACCCGATGGCTCCGGAATGGAGTACTACGGGCGGCCTTCCGGGTGGGGTTCATGCGCCGACAACGAGGAACTGATCCAGGAATGGAACACCAGCAAGGTCGTGGAAGGGCTGCTGGATGTCGGCAAGCAGAGCGAAACCCTACGCGGTGAACGGGCGGTGCTCGGCCCGCGTGACGAGAACAAGGCTGCGCACAAGGCGCTGCACAAAAAGGCCAAGAGCCTCGTCTTCACCGCCGACCGCGAAGGCACGCTGAAGCACAAGATGACCGAGAAGTACGACCTGGGCATCCCTTTCCCTTCGGTCGACGAGTATGGCTACGTCATCGACGAGTGGGTGCGGCTGACCCGGTACCTGCCGGTCGTTCCGCTCGCCAGTGGCCGGGCAGGTGTGGAGTGCTTCGTCGCCATGGACAAGCAGCGTCTCGACCAGTACGGCGAGCCGATGTTCGACGAGGACGGCTCTCCTATCATGATCCGGACGGCGGGGACGTTCGACCGGCTGATGCGTCACACGCCGTGCCCGATCTGTGGCAAGTCCAACCGAATCGTGGATTTGAAAACCTCCAGCGTGAAGTCGTTTCCGTACGCGCAGAGGAAATCCGGTATCCAACTCGGGCAGTATGGCAACGCGGAAGAGTATGTGCCGTGGCCGGATGGCCGGGGTGCGGACCGTTACCCGCTGCCGGATGTGTGCCTGCATACCGGCATCCTCGTGTCGATCCCTCCGGACGCACCCGGCTCCCTGCATTACGTCGACATCGCCCGGGGCTTCTTCCGCGCCGTCTCCCTGATCCCGTGGATTAAGGAGCACCAGAAGGAGCAGAACTGGATGCGGGAATTCACCCCGGTCCCGAACATCTGGCTCCTGATCGACCGGGCCGCCACACCGGCTGAGGTGCAGGCGCTGTGGCGTCAATACCCGGCCGAGAACTGGGAAGGCGCGCTCACCAAATACGCGTCGGACCGCATCGAAACCCTCAACCAAGGAGCGATCATATGAGCGGTGGATACGAAGGCCAGCAGGATTTCGAGGGCGCGACCTTGGCGATTTCCGCCTATCTCGCGGCGATCAGCCGGTGGATCGACTGCTCACCGGTCAACGTCCAGCGGACGGAAATGGAAGGGTTTCTTCTGCGGGCCATCAAAGTTTTCGAGGAGGCCGGGGAGATGGTCGCGGCGATCATCGGCATGACCGGCCAGAATCCCCGCAAGGGCGTCACCCATTCGATGGATGATGTCATTGATGAATCGCTGGACAGCGCGGCCAGTCTTTTGATGCTCGTGGAGTCGGCCACCGGCAACAGGGGCGAGTCCTTGCCGCGCTTGTTCGCGAAGATCGAGAAGGTGTACGAGCGGATGCTGGCAGTCGAGGCCGAGCCGCATCAGAAATGGCTGACCGAGAAGATGCCCACCGAAACTGTCGTACCGGAATGAAATGCCCCGCGTTCGGAGTCCCCTACGACGAGTGCGATATCCCAGACTGGTGTTCCATCCTTGGAAGTTGCCAGCAGAAGCAGATCGAACGGGCATCAGAAACTGTCGTACCCCAGCGGTAAAATCAGCAGTACATCAACCAGAGGAGCCCCAGTCATGGGATACGGAATCAAGCGCACCGGCCGCAGCGCGGTGGCGTACAAGCAGAACCTGATCAACCACATCGCGATCGTGGTGGACGGGTCGTCGTCGATGGACATCCACGCCCAGTCCGTGGTCAAGGTGGTCGACGCGCAGACCGCGTACCTGGCGCGCAGGTCCAAGGAGATGGACCAGGAAACCCGCGTCTCCGTCTACGTTTTCGCCGACGACGTGGAATGCCTGATCTACGACACGGACGTCCTGCGCCTGCCGTCCATCAAGAACCTCTACGCTCCGTACGGCAACACCGCACTGCTGTCCGCCACCATCAAGTCGCAGCAAGACCTGGCCGCTACCAGCACGCTCTACGGCGAGCATTCCTTCCTCACCTTCGTCATCACCGACGGCCAGGAGAACTGCTCGTACGACGCGCGGCACCAGCGGCTTCGGCCCGCCGCGCTGAACGCCTTGATCAACGGCCTGGAAGACAACTGGACTGTTGCCGCGCTGGTGCCGGATGTCATTGGCAAGCGGGAGGCGATCAGTTTCGGCTTCCCGAAAGACAACGTCGCGATCTGGGACACCTCCAGCGCCGCCGGTCTGGAAGAGGCCGGTGAGGTAATCAACGCCGCCACCGAATCCTTCCTCCAGGGAAGGGCTTCCGGCCAGCGTGGCTCCCGCACGATCTTCTCCACCGGTTCCGATGCGGTGAACAAGGCGACCGTGTCGGCGGCCCTGACCCCGCTGGCCGGGGACAAGTACCGGCTGATCCCCGTCGTACCGGACGGTGCCGCGAAAGGGACCAAGGTTCGCGTCGACAAGTTCATCAAGGACGACTGCGGAATGTCGTTCAAGTTGGGAACCGTGTACTACCAGTGGAACAAGCGCGAAAGTGTCCAGCCGCAGAAGCGTCTCGCGGTCGTGGAGAAGAAAACCGACCGGGTGTTCGTCGGCACCGGCGACGAAATCCGGGACATGATCGGCCTGCCCTCAATGCTGTTCAAGGACAAGCCAGTGGCCAACCCGGATTACGACGTATTCGTCCAGAGCACCGCCCCCAACCGCAACCTGCTCGCCTTCACCAAAGTCCTGGTGATGCTGTAGCCGCTTGCCCCGCATCACATGAACCTGTAAACTGATTGCTGTACGACAGAAAACCCATCAGCGAAACGAAAGAGGCTCAAGAATGAGCGAGTACGACGACGAACCGGAATACGATAAGTACGAAGCGCAGCGGAATACCAACGTCGCGCCCGTCGTGTCCTGGAAGAAGTCCGATGCGGGCGACGGTTTCACCGGTATCCTGCTCCCCGCCGATCCGATCAAACGTCCCGACAAGGGCTACGCAATCCGGCGTGAGTATAAAGCGGCCAACCCGAAGGAAGATCAGGCGGCCGGGTACACGGTCTGGCCACCGAAGAACAACGTCGAGAAGATCAATCGCCCCGTGGTCGAGTCAGAGTTCGTGACGCGCTGGCCGAACGAGGATCTGAGCGAGGCCAGGAAGGTCTGGCAGTACCACTACACCCTCGAAACCGGCCTGACCGACGGCAGTCTCCTGTCCGGCCCGTTCCGGGAGCGGATGAAAGACATGGACCCGCCGGTGGATCTGGCGACCGTCACCCAGCGCCGGATCATCGAGCAGGGTAAGTCCCTGACCGAGGAAATCGAGGCCGCGCTGAAGCCGGTCGGCCGCAAGCCAGTGCCCGGCCAGACGTGGGCGGTGTCGATCGACAAGAAGGTGCCAAACGAGTACGGCGGCGAAACCTCCATCTACAAGGTGGTTATCAGCCCACCGACGGCGGAGACCCGTGCCGTCGTCACGGCTTTCATCGAGGCCGCGAAGGTGAAGGCTGCCGAAGAGGCCGCTGCCGCCGGAGAAGCCGAAGACGCCGCCGCCGGTGAGAAGTTCGCCGGTGCTGGTACCGAAGGGCCTCCGCCCTTCTAGAACGTCCTGCGGTGGAGTTTCTCCCCCGTTTCGCCATCGCAGGATCGGCGCATCCCATTGGTAGTGGGGCAGATTCAGCGGCGTGGTCCCGGCCGTGCGCCACACGGGGCACCTACATACTTCGACAGAGGAGATTCGCATGGTCAAGGCGTTCGATCCGAGCAAGGCCCGCGAGCAGGCTGAGGCCACCATCACGGCGG